CGCTAGCCACCTTGGCTCTGATAGGGCTGGCCGCCCGCCTTCCCATCCGCTGGACGCCCGGCCTCGGCTTGCCCGCCTCGCGTGAAGTCGATGGCTGGAGCGGTCTGGAGTAAGCTGTGGCCCGCCCCTCCTCATTCAACGACGCGACGGCCGAAGAGATCTGCATCCGCATCATGTGCGGGGACAGCCTCGCCGAGATCTGCCGCGACGAAGAGATGCCCGCCTATCGCACGGTGATGCGGTGGCTGAAGGACGACGAGACGTTTCGGCGCAACTACGCGTCCGCGCGCGAGGACCAGGGCCACGCTGACGCGGACGCCATTGCGGACCTCGCCAAGCGGATCATCAAGGGCGAGATCGAGCCGGCCGCAGGCCGCGCCGCCATCGACGCGCTGAAGTGGACCGCCGGCAAGCGCCAGCCCAAGGCCTATGGGGACAAGGTCGCCCTGGTCGGCGGCGGCAAAGACGACGCCCCGATCCGGCAGTCCCACAGCTTTGACCTGACGACCGCAAGCGACGAGGAGTTGGAGGTCATTGAGCGCTTCATCACTCGTCGCGCTGCCGACGCTGGAGGAAATCAGAGCGGAGCGGGCGAGACGGAAGGCTGAGGACGACCGCAAACGCCTGACCGAACGCCAGGGCGAAATCCGCGCCAAGTGCGACAGCCTGCACGGCTTCATCGAGGAGCATTGGTCGGTTCTGGAGCCCAAGCGGCCGTTCAAGTCGGGCTGGGCCTTGCGGGCCATGTGCCGGCACCTTGAGGCCGTCACCTACGGGCAGATCCAGTTCCTGCTGATCACCATCCCGCCGGGCATGATGAAGTCGCTGGTGCTGGTCTTCTGGACCGCATGGGAATGGGGGCCGAAGGGGCGACCCGACCTCCAGACGCTGGCCACCTCCTACAGCCAGGCCAACGTCCTGCGCGACAACCTCAAACTCCGGCGCCTGATCGAGAGCGACAATTACCGCGCACTCTGGCCCCTGACCCTACGGGCCGACCAGAACGCCAAGGGCAAGTTCGAGAACACCGACAACGGGTTCAGCGAGGCCCGCCCGTTCAGTTCGATGACCGGCGGCCGCGGTGACCGAGTGAAGGTGGACGACCCACACTCGACCGAGAGCGCCGAATCCGACGCCGAGCGTGAAACCGCCGTCCGCATCTTCCGCGAAGGCATCTCCGACCGAATGAACGACGTCACCACGTCGGCTATCGTCATCATCATGCAGCGCCTGCACGCCAAGGACGTGGCGGCGGTGGCTCTGGAACTGGACATCGGCTTCGTCCACCTGAACCTGCCGATGGAGTTCGAGGCGGCGCGGACGGGTGACGATGGGAAGGTCACAGGTGGGCCCTGCCGGACCTACGTTGACGGCGAGTTGTTCTTCGAGGACCCGCGCACCATCGAGGGCGAGCTACTCTTCCCTGAGCGCTTCCCCGCCCCCGAGGTCGCCAAGCTCAAGAAGGCCAAAGGCTCTTACGCCTGGGCAGGCCAGTATCAGCAGCGTCCCTCGCCCCGCGACGGCGGCATCTTCCAGCGGGAATGGTTCAAGACGGCGTCCATCCTGCCTGCGGGCCCCAAGCGCACAGTCCGCGCCTGGGACGTGGGCGCCACGAAAGGCGGCGGCGACCCCAGCGCCGGTGTCCGCTGCACCCAGGTCGGGACTGGCGAAGAGGCCACCTACTACTTCACCGACGCCAAGGTCGGGCAATGGAGCCCGGCGCAGTTCGAGAGCCACCTGAAGCTGACAGCCGCTGCCGACACAACCGCAGTGACGATCCGCCTTCCTCAGGACCCGGGCGCAGCCGGCAAGGCGTACGTGCAGACGCTCGTGAAGAAGCTTGTCGGCTATGCGGTGAAAGTCATCCAGCCGACCGGCTCGAAGCTCACCCGAGCAACCGCCCTCGCCACACAGGCGGAGGCGGGCAACGTGTTCATCCTGACGACGGGGGACCCCATGCGCGATGCCTGGATTGAACCCTTCCTAGACGAGCTGTGCACGTTCCCCTCGGGGTCGCATGACGACCAGGTCGACGCGGCTGCCGACGCCTTCAACGAACTCGCGCTCAGCCCCACCCAATCTCGTCGCGTGAAGGTCAGCTTCTGATGCCGGTAAACGACGCCGATCCGGCCTGGAGCGTCTATGCCGATGCCCGCCAAAAGGTGGCCGAACTGGCCGCTGGACGGGAGACAGCGCTCGACCATATCCGGCCGCTGCCCGGGCACGACACGGACACGGCCAAGAAGTTCAGAGACGGGGCCTACTTCCTGCCCGTCGTCGCTCGCACGCAGGAAGCCTTCGGCGGACTGGTCTTCGCCAAGACGCCGACCCGCGCTGGACTTGAAGCCGTGGCGGGTTACCTGAAAGACATCACCGGCTCCGGCCAGGACATCGACCGCTTCGCCGAGCAGGGCTTCGACGGCATCCTTGAGACTGGCGCCGTCTTGGTGCTGGTCGATTACCCTGATGCCCCGGAGGGAGCCACGGTCGCGGATGCTGAGGCCAACGGCGTCCGTCCAACCCTCAAGCTCTACACGGCGGCCAACATCCTCTCCGCGCGCTTCCGAAAGATCGGCGCGGCCCGCAAGCTGGCCCACGTCCGTGTGATAGAGCAGGTCGAGGAGGAAGACGCCGCCGACGAGTTCAAGCTGACGACCGTCAAGCAGGTCCGGGTGCTGGATCTCGACCAACTAGGCCTCTACCGCCAACGCGTTTTCCGCAACACCGGGGGCGCGTGGGCTCAGTTCGGGGACACCGTCGAGCCGAAGCGCCAGAACAAGCGCCTGGACGTCCTCCCGACCTTCTTCTCGAACTCGCGGGACGGCGAGCCGGTCCCGGCCAAGCCTCCCCTGGAGGACATCGCTGACATATCGATCGCGCACCTCAATAACTCGGCCGCTCTGGAATGGGCGCTGCTTTGGACCGCCAACCCGACGCCGGTCTTCAAAGGCCTGAACATCGCCGAGGGCGACACCGTCAAACTCGGCTCCAGCGAGGGCCTGATCGTCACCGAGGACGGCGACGCCAAGTTCATGGAGTTCACCGGCGCCGGACTCTCAGAGCTGCGCCTCGCTCTGGAAGCCAAGCGCAAGGACGCAGCCCTAATGGGCGCACGAATGCTGCTGGAGAGCGGACGCGCAGCCATCGCCGCTGAAACCGCCCGCATCGAGCGCGCAGGCGAAACCTCCGTGGTTTCCGGCATCGCCAACGCCTTCTCCGACTGCTTGACCAAGGCGCTGACCTTCATGGCGGACTGGGCTGGCGTCTCGAGCTCCGGCATTCAGTACTGGCTCAACACCGACCTGAACCCCGCCGGGCTCTCGGCCCAGGAACTGACCGCCCTGCTCTCGGCCTGGCAATCTGGCGCGATCACGCTGGAAGACCTGTTCGAAAACCTGCAACGCGCCGAGATCGTCGATCCGGCCAAGAGCTTCGATGATCACCAGGAGGCGCTTGAAGCCGAGGGTCTAGGTCTCGGCACCATAACTTCCGAAGCTGCCTGATGGCCTCTCCAGCCGAGCGGATCATCGACGAAGCGGTCCTGCACCGCATCGCGCTTGCCCGCTACTCCACGTGGTCCGTCCAGCGGGTGCTGGCGGTCTTGAACCGAACCGACGAAAGCCTCGTCGCTCGCATCCGCCAAGCCGATGAGGAAGGACGAAACAGCGCCCGCCTGGAACGCCTTCTGGACGAGGTGCGCGCCCTACAAGCGGACGGTTGGACGGTCGTCCGTTCTCGCCTCGGGGATGACCTGGCGGCCCTAGCTGCAGCCGAGCGCGACTTCTCGGCCCGTATGGTCCGATATGGTCAGCAGGCGGCTGGAATGGTTGGCGTCACCGGCGTCCCCACCACGGCCCAGGTCGTCGCCGCCGCGACCGCCCGTCCGTTTCAGGGCCGCTTCCTTCAAGACTGGCTTCGGGAAGCTGAAGAAGGCGCCGCCAAGCGAGCTCGCGAAGTCATCAGGCAGGGCTTCATCGAAGGGCGCTCGGCCGCCGACGTCGCCCGACTGCTGAGAGGGACGAAAGCCAACCAGTACCGCGATGGCGTGCTGGAGGTCAGCCGGCGCGGCGCCGAGGCGATGGTCCGCACGGCCAACAGCCATTACGCATCGGTCGCTGCCCGCGAGACTTATCTCGCGATGGGCGTCACCAAGGTTCGCTTCATCGCCACCCTCGACGCCCGGACGACGATCACCTGCGCAAGCCTGCACAACTCGGTGCATGAGCTCGAACGCTTCCCCTGGCCGCCGCGGCACATCAACTGCCGGAGCACTGCGGCGCCGGAGATTGAGGGCCTGAAATCGGCTGAAGCTCCCTCCTACGATCAATGGCTGAAACGCCAACCGACCAACCTGCAGAATCTTCTACTGGGTAAAGCGAAAGGGCGTCTGTACCGGGCCGGAGACCTGACGGTTGACCGCTTCGTCGACGACAAGGGCCGCCTTCTGACCCTGGACCAACTGCGAGCGCTTTCAGGCCTTGCCCCGTTGGTCAGAGTACTATCGCCTATCGGCCCTGTGGCCAGCGAAGAGCTTGCAGCACTGACGAGCTACACCGGCAGCGGCTATCGCGCGATCAACGGGG